TTCTCTTCTGCAACATCTCTTCAATATACTGTAGGTTTTGCCCTTCGTACATCTCGTATAGCTCTCTATTATAGACAATATTATTCTCCCAGACGGTATCGATATGCTCGATAATTTCTGGTATCATTTGCTGTAGTGGTTTACGTGTAGCCATAGTTATATTCCTTTGTTAAAAAAATCCAGTATTATTTGCGTTTCTTCTTTTTACCTTTGGCGCGTTAAAGTGCCAACATCCATATCTATATCCATCGCTCAAGTGGGTAATAGTACCCTTGCCAATCTTTCCCTTGTCGTCTTTACTACAGGTATTTAGGTCTAGTATACCGTGCTTACACTCTGGGTGTATCTTAAAAAGCTCTTTTTCTAGACAGCGATTTACATTCTGCCCGCTATCTGTAATAGCTGGGTTAGTTCTACCTTTATTAATAATTATAAACCCCGCCTCTCTCCATATCGCCATGTCCGTTTTTAAGTTCTTAGAGCTAGTCTTACGTGTATCAGAAGAGCAGTCAATTATAACTTTTATATCACCGTAAAAAGCCGCTGGGTATTTGCTCTTTACATACTCTGTCATCTGAAAAGAACTACACTCACTTTCATAGAATTCATCAATCACGTTTATAACAGTATCGTTCGGGTCGCTCTCACTGGCAGTCAAGTAAGCCATACTAACAGCGTAAGAATCGACGTTTAAGTCTACAAACGCATAAAGAGGAAATTGAAAAGAATCGCCACTCTGATGCTCGTAAAAAGCAGCACGGCCAACCCCTGCCCTTTGTCTAATAGGAGGCAATAGAAGGTCAGCATCGACGTCTCTACCTTCCGAAAAGCTATCGAATATAGCGCTTTCATTCATGTCTAAGAATACGCTATCTAGCTCTTGTAGACAGAACTTTGTAGAATACGTAGAGCGCATACTCTCTTCGTAATCAGGGGGGAGATAGACGTTATCTCTAGTACGAGCAACAATCATTTCCACCCGCAATCCATTCACTATCTTACTAAAGAAATCTTTATTAACCTCATTAGCTTCTTCTCGTAATAGCTTATATATCCAGTTCTTTTTGCCGTTAGGGGACGTAATAAATCTCTTATAGCGAGGAGCTCTACCTCTTAGTCTACCTATCAGGACGTCAAATGATTTCTTGCCATCTCGACTATAAGCAGCCTCTTCCATTATAAGCCAGGACGCTTCACAGCCCCTAATATTGTCGGTTCCTTTGTCCAGCGTAAAGCAATAGATAGTAGTCAATTCTCCGATCGTTAATATCTTTTTTTGGCTATTATAAGAGCAACTTATATCGCACTCTTGCATAAGGGTTTGAATAGCGAGGATAAGAGACTTCTCTAGCTGACTAACTGTATTAGCGGTTATTATCCCATTACGAGGTTTCTTTCCTCTCTTTTTATCTCTTAGATTATTATTATGCTCTATTAGAACTAGCTTAGCCGCACAGTCAGTCTTACCTGTACCAATACCACCTATTAAGCCTAGAGTCGGGGCATCAGACAGAAGAAACTTCTTTTGGTGAGGTAATAGGGTTAGTTTTTTAGTGCGTGACATCGATATCCTCAAGCTGCTTAACGGCTTCTTCGTATGTCTCAGCGGAGTCTATAAAGTTAATAGTCATTCCGTCTGAATCATCGGACGAATCTTTCTCCTCAAAAACCGACTGTATCTTGGCTATCTTATCCAGTATATTAGATGCTTCCTTTAGGGCGGAGACACTACCTTCTATACGTAGCTCTCTATAGATATCCATCTGCGACTCTATGTACTTATTTACCGCAGTATTGATGTTCTCACGCGGTTCTTCTGCCCACTCTTCTTTTACTTGCTGTATATAGCGAGATGCTTGTCGGACGGATAGGGGTTTATCTGGTTCTACATCGGGATCGTCTGAAATGGGGTTTACTAATTGAGCTTTAATTTCACGATCACTAAGCCCTGCGATCATAAGTCGTCTTATACGCTCTTTACGTTTCTCCATTTCGAGATTCGTAGATCTAGTGTTATCGTTATCTTCGCTCATTTATCCTCGCTACTAGCTATTGGAATACAATCCCATCTGTCGTGATTTCATAAGATTAGTACAACTAACCTTTATGTCCTCTTCTATATATATCTTATTTTTGCGCCTCATTAATAAGATATATAAGTAGTTTACGCACAAAAAGGAGACATATATGACCAACAAAATTGGAAAAAAATCTAATAATATCACGCACATAGCGGTTCATATTTCAGACAGCCCTGATTCTATGTATATAGGCGCAAAGAAAATAAAAGAATGGCATTTGGCTCGTAATTTCAAGGACATAGGGTATCACTTTGTGGTGGCTAGAGATGGATCAATTCAGAAAGGAAGATCATTGTACAAAGAGGTCGAAAACGGACATAAAAGGACACTTAAGTTTAATCCTGGAGCTCACGTAAAGGGGCATAATCATTATACAATCGGCGTATGTGTAGTCGGCAGAAATAAGATGACAACTCTACAAAAATTAAGTTTGGTGAAGCTTCTTAGAAGCCTTCAGAGCGAGTTTGGAATCTCTTACGACAAAGTAATGGGGCATAGCGAATTGGACAGCGAGAGCGGAAAGACATGCCCTGCTCCTATGATTGATATGAATATCTTAAGAGGAGAGTTATTATTTAAAGATGCGGAACATGTTGATTTAGATTGGAATGAATTTGAGAAAGATCTCAGTACTTATATAAAGGAAATAAAATGATTAGAATATTTAAATGTAGACGTTCTTTTTTGGCTTTGATTGGAATGATTATTTTAGGATACGGTTTACACAAAGGGATCGATACTAGTGCGGCAATAGCTGGAATTTGTGTAGGAATTGCTGGAGCTAATGCTTATCAAAAAAGAGGCAAACCAGATCCAGAAGATCAAAATTTGACATAAAAATATTAATATGATATTTTATTGTTCAAACGAGTTATTATCAAGGAGGGACGAATGAAAATGACGCAGGAGGAACGTAAGGAATATAATAGAAAGTATTACTTAAAGAAAAAAGAACAAATTAAACAAAATAGAAAACAAAGATATCGAGCCAATCCAGTACCAGAAAAAAATTACCAAAAAAGAAATTACACAGACAATCTAGAAAGATGTAGAGCTTATTATCACAACAATAAAAGTAGACCTAACATTAGATTTGCTTATTTGAAAGCAGCAAGCAAAAGAAGAAAAATAGAAATTCAAATGACATTGGAAGAGTATACAAAAATATTGTCAAAAGAAAACTGTTTTTATTGTAATTCAAATGTAGTAGAAGATAGCAATAATGGGTCATGTTTAGATAGGTTAGACTCTACTAGACCTTACTGCGTAGATAATGTAGTTCTCTGCTGTGGCAAATGTAATCGAATTAAGAGTAATATATTTACAAAAGATCAAATGTTGAAAATTGGTAAATTAATTGAAAAGGAAAAGATGTATGAAAAACCTGAAACAAAATAAGATGTGGATAGTAGCTTTGGTATCTATGCTATTGCTATCTGGATTTATGGCAACGGAAATCAAGAAAGAAGAAAAGAGATATAGTAAACTAGAATCAAGTCATATGCTTTTACAAGAGAAATACCATAAGATTAGCCAAGAATATAAGAAGATTAAAGAAGATAAAGATGTACATATTGTAGAGATTGTAAATGCTGATGGAAGTAAGAGAAAAGAAAAGAGAATACTTACAAGAAAAGATTCGGAGATCGAACAATTTAGTACAGAAAATAGTGAAAAAAGTAAAAATGTATCTTATTCTAAGCAAGAAGAAGGATACATCAAAACAGAAACTATCAAAAATCCTAAAAAGCTAACCCTAGGCATTGGAATTAACCAAAACTTAACAAAGTATGGAATTATTAATTATCAATTTCTAGGACCTTTGGGTGTAGGTGGATACATGGATCAAAATCAAAAATTGGGAATCCACATTACATTTAGTTTTTAATAAAGGAGGTGATAAAGTATCTCGCCAGCTAGCGTCACAGCGAACAGGGCTAAGAATTTAGCCCTTTTTTATTTATCTTAATCTTAAGAGTATTGAATCTTTTACTTTTAAACAACACGGTTCAATTAAAAACACAGCATCAATTATCTGACCTCTAATGTTTAATATATTTTCTTCAGAAAAGCTTAATTTAGCTACTTGAGTATATTTTCTTTTATTAATATAATAATTTTTACAATTAGTAAAAACTGTAGTAACTTTACCATCCTCTTTATCTTTTAGTTTTATCATAAAATAACTTATCATTTTATTCTCTCCTTTGCTATCTTAAAATATTCTTTATCTAATTCAATACCGATAAATTTACGGTTAGTATTCTTACAAGCAACTCCAGTAGAACCACTACCCATAGTAAAGTCAAGCACTATTTCCTCTTTATTGGTATATGTTTTAATTAAATACTCCAGCAATTCAACAGGCTTTTGTGTAGGATGCAGCGGCTTATTAGGCTTTTTATAAGTTAATATATCTTTAGGATAATTGGTATAATTACTTTCTTTATGGGTTTT